AGGAAATTTAATATTGGCAGAATCGGGTAGGGGGTAGCTTTTCTTTTCTTTGGTTAGTGCTGCTAACTTCATTACTTCATTAACATCATTCATCCAAGATTGCGACGATCCCAAATCCTCTTCATAACCGCGAATTACTCGTTGGCCGATGTCCTGTAAAGTCTGTTCGTCAAGCTCTGTTGCAATATTTGGGTTATTTACAAATTCTTTTAGCTTGTTTATTGTCATTATCAATACCCGGTGATATCAGATTTTCCGTAACCGTCAGAATGATTACGAACCGAATGTCGTGAATGCTCTTCTTCAAATTCGCAGTAAGATTGTGCTAACTCATCAAATCTGGAGTCGGCATAACGAAGGGCATCTAGTAAATGGTCTTCTTGGTTTTTGGCTATTTTGTTTGGATCATTGAGATCATATTTATAAACACGAATCTCATTTAATAATTCTTCACACGTGATAAAAATCTTTAACGCGCCGGATTCAAATTGTGCCAACAGCTTTGATATTCCTGTTGTTGGATCTCCATTTCCTGGTATTAAATTCAATCCAAGAGAAATAAAATAATCAATCTTGTCCGTGCCATCATCTCGTTTGTGTTTTGCTCCGTGTGGATCGATTGCTCCTTGCATCCATTCACCACGTCGTTTGATCGCGTCAGCATGAATCAAGTCAATTACTTTTCCATGCTTATATTCTGAATATACATACTTAACATTAGTTGCAGGATCTTCTGCTATCCATACTGCTGCTGTTGCATTCCAACCTGGATCTAATCCGTAGGATTTTTTCCAATAGCTGGGAATTTTAAAGGGTCTTACAACAACAAATTCTTCATCAATTGGGTATACTCGACCAGAACCCAGTGCAGGAATCCCTTTTGATCGCGCATCACGCTCATTAGCAGAATATTCTTGTAATTGAGCGTCTTTCCATTTCTGTGATAAGTGGGGGCAATCGTCCCAAGTCGCAGATACAACCCATTTTTCTGGGTTTGTTGGATGTATTCCGTCTCTTGGCATAACGCCATTAGGCAAAAATCCTAATACAACAGTTGAAAACCCAAGAAGAGGAGTAAAAGTGCAATAAAGGATTCCTTCTTCGCCTTCATCCCCGGCAGTACGTGTAATACACTCTGAATAAATCTTATAATCGTTTGGTTCTTCATCTAACCAGATAACATCTCGCTTTGTTCCTTGGAAATTTTGCCAACCTTGCTCGTATGTTTTGAAATCTATTTGAGACCATCCATCAAAAACACCATTTGTATAGTGCCTCATACGAGCAGTACCTACACAATTCGCTGTTCCCGACATATTCCATGTTTGAATGTCTTTTCTATCGTCTAGCAACACATCTCTTGGAATTATTCCAGTGCCTTTATCACTAAAATCGCCAAACAACAGCTCTTGAATGCCTTCTCTCAACTGCTTATTTTCAATTGCTGCTGCCCATGCCTTAATGGGTCTGTTAAAACGTCTTCCGGTCCACCAATGGGGGTATTTTCCCGTCATATGGCATACTAATTCGTATGCTCCTGCGAATGATTTACCTACCCGGTTGCCTGCAATAAAAGCTCTTCTTGAGTGTCTGGCTCCTGCCTCAAAGAAAGAAATATGCTTTGGGTACATTTCTCTTCGATATTTACCAGAATCTGGGAAAGCAAAGTCGAATTTATTATATTTTTTAGAGTCTGTTAGATGTTGTAACGTGGTTACAAGTTCTAACAATTGCTCTTTATTCAGGTTCTCTAGGTTCATTCGGGATATCGATGATCTCTTGGTTATTATCTAGAAGTTTTAACTGTGCTATTTGCGTCTGTGCTAGTTGTAATAACTCGTTAATGCTTTTTCCTTCCAACAGATTGATATTTCCACTAACATTTATTTGTGTATTGTTAGTCACTGCCGGTGTTTTGTCTTCTCGTCCCCATCCAAACTTCGTGCTGACAAGATAAGCACAATATTTATATCCTCTATCATCTCCTTCTTCGAACTTCTTCCTCATTTGTCTAGTCCACCATGCTTCGCATTTGACTAAACCTATCTTGTATGCTTCTTGTAATTCTGGATATTTCTTCCGCCATGCAATGAATGTCTCATGGCTTACATCCCATTTTGCGAATATTTCATAATCCAACATTCCTTGTTCCATTAATCCTGACAATTCGTCGACATATTCCTTCTTGTATTTAGGGGGTCTGCCTCCCTTATTCTTTTTAATTTGCTCTGTCATGTGGATGTTTCAAAAATAAATTAAAAAGACGATTGATTTGGCATTTTATTTCGGATATATCTTCTTTAATTGGATCTATTTTATCTCCGACAATTTGTCTTACTGACGATTCTGATACTGATTCTGTAAGTTTGCGGATGACATATCCTGCTATTGCTGAGATTATTGCGATCAAAATAGGAATTAGTAGTGGTTGCATTATTTTCTAACTCCTTTAACTTTTTCATACGTTTTCATACCGCCAATTCCCAACATACCTAACAACAAAAACATCAGTTGTCCCATATCCAGTTCTGGAAGATTTGTTACTGGATGATTGGCTGCTGCCAATATAAATAATAAAAATGGTTGTAAAATATAAGACCAAATTACTGCGGAAGCACAGGCGTATCCTGTCAATTCTCTCCATGTTACCCAACGTCGATTTGGGTTCGCGGCTTCTGCTTCGTTTACAGCGATCTGTGATCTTGCGAGATCTGTTTGATTCAGTTCTTGCTGTAAGGCCAGAATAAATTGTTGTTTTTCTTGCTGCGTTTTATCTGGCCACAGCCGATTAACTACATTTCCAACAAGAGATAAAACTAATTGTAGAGGTTCCATATGTTATACCGTGCTTATCCTAGTCCTGCGCTATTCTCGTATAGCTTACGTAGACTGGATCACCGCCTTAGTCGTCGCTGTAGAGACATATTCACTACAGGCCAAGTCCGTTATGGAATGAGAACCTTGCATCCGTTCAAGATTTTGAATTACTTAATAAGTATTGTTTTGCAGATTCTAATATGATTGGAGAATCTTTTAATAAGCCTATGGCCCTGTTGCAGTTATTGCATAATAACCCACGAATCTGGCCGGTTGTGTGGTCATGATCTACTGCCAATCTTTTTACTGCTCCGCCATTGCTTTGCGATGTTTCTTCATTCAGACAAATGGCACATTTATTTTGTTGTTCTTCTGTTAATTTTAAATAATCTTGGTATGAAATATTAAATTTGGATTTTAAATGATAGTGTTTTGTTTTTTCTTTTAATTTTTCTCTATTTTTACTCTGCCATAACTTACTTTTTTCAGTGGCGCATACAGAACAGGAGTAATTCGAAACAAGTCTTGGAGCAATATGGCCTCGGCGACATGGTTTGGTTGATAGATAGTATAAATCCCCTTGTGCTATAGCGGTTTTTCTATTTGTTTTCACTAACGTTCCCATCAAAGGAATGAAAGGGAGAAATAACCATCACCCATTGACAATGATCCCCTTTGCTAGCATTCCTTCCTATCTTATGGCCAATCCTTATTCGAACACACTTAAGAACACCAAAAAATTTATAAATTTTAATGTAATAATATTCAAAATAAGTTTTGCCGTTGCTTGACAACTCTGTATAAAATAATCCAGGAGCATTTCCTGTGCCATCTCCAATATCCGTAGGGATAGTGGATAAATCTGCTTCTTTTGCATACCAAGTTGTGGATTTTTGCGAATATGGGAATTCAATTGTGATACCGAGAATCGCGTAACCTAGGTAATTCAATGGGTTCCTAAATGCCAACCAGCTGTAATGAACCCACAATGTGTCGCCAAATTTACTTAAATAAACCGAGGTATCTCTGCCTACATATAAATCTGCATTATCAAACCAGCGAAGTAGAACAGGCAGTTTTACACTCCTGGATGAATCACGACGTACTAACACACGATGAATGGGCAAGTATATTAATAGCAGGACTGCGCCAATAGCCTGTAATGGAAAAATAACCACTAACAAGATGGCTAAATGTTTTAGAAATCTAAGTATAAATTTGATTATTTCTAACATTTGGATTCCTGCGGAATTGGGAATAGCTCCTACAGTTACCCACGTAGGCTGGTCACAACTTCAGGAGAATCCTACAGACCTGTTCGATTCTCTTTCTAGCCTGGGGAAGCGTTGTCTGTTTTAACAGTGGGCTTTTCCACTAGCTTCCAATACAGGGCAGGTATGTGACACCATTTTCTTCGGGAGAAGAAATTCTTGCTGTCTCTCCAGCTGTCCTTACTTAGCTTTTGGTTTAGGGAAACTTCGTATCAGAAACCCTGCTAGTTTTTTATAACGACTCACTAGCACATCGACGTTCTATTTACCCAGCAGGGCTTTCACCTGCGCCTCTATCGTTAGCCTACGGTGCACGAACATGCACTCTGAATCGCGAAGGACTGCGTAGACACCGCATTACTGCACTATGATAGGCTCTTCAATCAGACCGGCTCCTCCAGTAAACTGGTGCCTAATTTCGGACTGGTTACCGATGTTGTCCGTCTTTACGAGCTCTGGGTAAAACTAATTTGGGGCAGGACTTAATCAAGATAGACGGAGCGATGCGCGCTATCTCTTGCCTAATACCAGCACCGTTGCGGTTACCCCAAAACCTTTATAACTATTCGTCTGAAGAAAGTCTGTGTAATACAATTACTACAACAACAAATGTTGCAACAGCACAAATTACCGTTATCATAACTATTTCAATCCGACTTTTTCTAAAACTTTATCTACAACGGGATCAACTAATTTACTGACTTGTTTTGCTACCACGACTGCGGCTGCGATTACTAAGACTGTTTCTAACATAACTACCTCGTTGGTTTATTAATTTTTACGGAGAACAATGCTTTTAATCTCCGCATTTTTATAATGGTGGTATGAGGAAGCGTTTTTCCATCAGAACTACGAGGCTCCGCGACATACACGTAAGTGATACTTACCTATGTCTTTTATACGCTACCTTTCTATCTCGTGATTCAACCATAAACTGAAGGACTACTTTTATTACGACTGGTGTAGTCCGACCTGCACGACTGCGTAATTCAGGAGCGGGGGAAGGGGATTGAGCCCTTCGCTTAAGATAATGGAGGCTATTTTCCCTGGAGAGCTTTGCATACAGCCCGATGACCTATCTCAGCTTTCGCTTTGACTCGGATGCTCACAACACATCGTCAAGTATCGTTGCCTTATATCCCAGATTACCAAAGTACCCGCATTAAATAATGTACCGATATCGCACCTCGGCACAGGAGTCGTTGATACTTGGCTGGAGTTATTTTTGTGCCAAGTTAAAGGGGGTGCAACGAAAACTGTTTAATTCTTCTTTCTGCGCTCTTTTTGATATTTTACTTCGCATTTCTTGCATCTGGAGAAGACGCCAGTAAATTGGTAGTACCTGATAGCTTTGGTGTAAAACTCAGCGGGGCTCGTTTCAGGACAGGATCGGCACTTAAGGAAGTCTAATGTATTAACTTCGTCGCCTCTCATGTTGTGCCCCATAAAAATTCTCCCCTATATTATAATTATATACCACGTTTACTGATTTGTCAAGTATTCTACGTTTAAAATGTATTAATTATATAAAATATTTTCATTTTTCATATCTACGTACACCAAAGTGGCTATTAGCTCATCCAAAATGAGGTTAAATCGGGTCAGCACAGCGCCCAGCATTCTTCGGTCTTCCAATAGCAGGTACATATCTGTGTAAATGGGGTTATCTGAGGACGGCATCTAGAAATTCTCCAG